CTACAACAAAGACCCGGCGGTTGCGTTTGCTCGGCAATATTTGTCTGAGGCTCCAACGCTTCCCGCTGTGACTAAAGACTTTGGAGCGTATCAACAGGAACAAGAAGCCAAGCTGCGTCAGGCAGGCATCAAACCTGGGGAGTCTCCGTCGGAGCTTGCGCAAGCGGATATGAGAGAAATTCAAGCTCGTCGCGCTAAAGAAGACGCAGAGCGCGAGAAACTTAAAAGCGGGCGTGCTCGAGATGAATTTATGGAGTTTGTTTCCGGGCTGGGCGGCAGTAACTTTGGCGATGCTATGGTCAGGGGTAGCAAGGCTTCGCGCGAGTTAAGCCGGAAATTCCAATCGGAAGACGAAGCCTACACCAAGATGCGCGATGAGCAAGACACCAAGCTCAAAGAAATGAACCGTCTGGCCATGGGTGCCAAGTTCGATCTGGCCAATGGCCGCATCAAAGAGCACGACGATAAGCTGGCCAAACGCGATCAACTGATGATGGAATACCGAAAAGGCCAAGCCACTTTGGCTGGGAGCGTATCCACTGGGGCAGCTACGGCAGCGGCAGCAGACCAAACGGCAGCGGGCCAACGCTTCGCAGCGCAACTCCAGGCAATCACCAGCAGGGAAGCCAACACCCGGGCGGACAAAAGGCTGCAAGTGGATAGCCTCAAAGCGCTGGAGTCCAACCTTCTGACTGAGATGAACAAGTACGACACGCTAACCCCCGCCGGGAAGAAACAACGCGCTGCTTTGCAGCCCCAACTAAATGACATCCGTAGGGCCCTTGCCGCAGCAGGCGGATATACAATGCCTACGACCCCCGGCGTAGGAAGCCCCGGCGGCGCAAAATTCTTAGGATACGAGAAATAACATGCCAATTGCTCGATTTCAAATGCCCGATGGGCGGATAGCGCGGTTTGAAATCCCTGAGGGCCTAAGCCCAGAGCAAGCGGAAGCGCTGATACAGGCGGAAATACCCAACCTTCCGTCGCCTCCAAAGCAATCCTCAATCTTTGGGGAGTTGCAACGCGGCGTTGAGCAGCCGCTATCCTCAATACGCACCGCGTTTGGGTCGCTCACATCCCCCGAAGAAGCCGCAACTGCCGGGGTAGAGCGCAGTCAAGCTATAGCTGAAAAAATAGGCGAAGGCCCCTCTCTGGAGGCGGTCAAGCGGGCGTATGCTGACAAAGGGCTGCTGAGTGCGGCGGGAGAAGTTGTCTCCCAAATACCTAAGGCAATTGCTGGACAAGGCGGTACGTTTGCAACCGCTGCTGGCGGCGCTCGTTTAGGTGCTGCGGCGGGTAGGCCGCTGGGCCGCATGGGCTCGCTTGTTGGCGGGGGGATTGGGGCTGCCACGGCGCTTCTGCCCCAGATGTTCGGCTCAATGCAAGAACGCCAAGCCTCAGAGCAACAAGAGCGCGGAGAGCCGGTAAGCATCGACCAAAGCAAAGCCGCCATCTCTGCCGTTGGGCAGGCTGGGTTAGAAAGTGCCGGGCAAGCATTGATATTAGGTAAGGGGCTTATCAAAGGTCTTCTTGGTATCACCGATGACGCCGCCCTTATGACGGCCAAAACGCAAGCCAAGTTGGTCCGGGAAGCCGAGCGTTCGTTGGCCGCAGCTACAGGACGTGGTGTTGCGCGGGGCGCAACAGAGATGCCCATTGAAGTTGGCCAAGCCATTCTGGAGCGGTGGCAGGCAGGCTTGCCGCTCACCGGGGATGACGCATACAAAGAGTACGCTGAGAACGCCTATGGCGCGGCTATCGTGGGCGGTCCGATCGGCGGGGTCACCGGAGCAATGTCCAGAGGGCAGGCCCAAGACCAACTGCTGGCCAAGCAGGCCGCAGACGAGGAAGCAAAGCGCCAAGCCATTGCCGACCGTGGCCCACGCATGCCTGACGCTCCCCCAGGCACCCAAGGCGAACTGTTTACCCCAGAGCAGCTTGAGGGTGTGGAGCGCGGCAAGGCCGCTGGCATAGAGCCAACAGAAGTCCCACCGCAGAGCGCCCGCCCTGCGGAGGTTGAGCCCACAGGTAAGCAGTTGGACCTGGGGCTTGAGGGTACCCGTGAGTATGCTGATCTGGTCAAAGAGCGTGAGCGCTTAAAGCGCATGCCAAAAACCCCGGAGGTCAAGGCCCGCATTGCCGACCTGACTGAGCAACTCCAAGGCCGCAACCTGTACGAGATTGACCAAATCCGTGCTCGGCAGGAGGAAGACCGCCAAGGGCGCAAAGAGTTCCCTGGGTTGGCAGAGACTGCGCCCATCGTGCCCCGTGGGCAGACCGACTTGTTCACCGAAGAAGAAGCCCCGGTGCCGGACCGTGCACAAGAACCTGCACAGGGGGACATCCCTGAACCTACCCTCCGAGAGAAAGGCCCCAAGCAACTCACACTGCCGTTGCGGCGCAACCCAGAAGGACAGCCAACCACGTTTGGCCAGCCCGAACCAACTATCACCGCCGAAGAGATCATGCTCACGGCCATCCCATTGCAGGCCGGTCCGGCAGCATGGGTTATGAAAAACGTAGCGGGAACCACTCGGTCACAGCTTGCAGACCTTGTAAAGCGCCAACCTGACCTCATCCAAGGTCCTGGTAGTCGCGCTCGTTTATTGCGCACTTTGCTTGCAACTGATGTACCTGCTTTTGAGGAGGCCCCCCGTGTACGTACCCCAAATCGCCCGAAACCTGCAACTCAGCCAGTCGTTGAGCCCGGAACAAGTGAGCCAAGCGTGGGAGTTTCTGGTGAGCCTACCGCCGGACCACCCGCAAATCCACCTCGCGCTCCCCGACCCCCCAGAAAACCTAAGGCACCTGTCGGCGGCAGATTGGCTACTCCTGGACAACCTGCTGGCCAGGGAACTGAACCTCAAGGACCACAGCCCGGTGCATTGACTGAGCCGGACACCGAAGAAGCGGACCGCAAAGCGGAAGCCGAGCGCGTGCGCGTCGCCATGGAAGCGGCGGCGAAACCAAGCCGCCCAGCCCCACAAACAACCGCAGAGCCCCGCCGCACAGCGCCGCCTGCTCGTGAACTACCCGAGCGCCTGAGAGAGCCGATCGGCGCGTCTGAGTTTGGTATGGAGGAGGGTGAGACTGATATCACCCGTGGCCCACAGGGCATGCTGTTCCCCATGACCAAGGCAGAAGAAGCTGCCTACGGCAAAAAGAAACAAGCCGAGCGGGATGCTGAGATCACCGCCGAAGAAGAGACCACGCCCGCCCCAGAGAAAGATAAGCGGCAGGGCGAGTTGGACCTGCGGGAGCGCGAAGAAGCGCCCACCCCACCCAAAGAAGAACCAAAGCGCATCAGGACTGCGTTGTCTATGGTCAAAGACATTGACGGTAAAAACCTGATCGACGTTTCTGAGTGGGCAGCAGCTAATCTGCCCGATGCAGATCAACGAATCATTGCTCAGCGCGTCGCGGACACCTTGCAGGAATTGCAAAAGGTTGGAGTAAAGGTTGGCAACTTCACGGTTCGTCCCGCCGGTAACCCAATCCCCGGCACGTTTTCAAACGGGGCCAGAGGGCGCACGTCGATGCGCCAAGACAGAGGGAAGACTCTGGCGTCCGAAATAAAAATTGAAGTCAACCACCCGAATACTGACCCAGAAGGAAAATACAACGGCGTTACTCCAGAAGTCATCTTGCATGAGCTTGTGCACGCCGCCACAATGAGTTCATTGCGAGTTGGTAATTTACGTTCCGCCGCTAACACCGCTTTAGGCAAACATGTGTCCGATATGTACGACTTGGCCCAGGCCATATTCAATCATGTGGATGCCAAGCACGCGCGGGGCGAAACGTTGAATGCCACAGAGAAGTTACTGCGTACCCGCTACATGCGCGATGTTGACGAGGTGTTGGCGTGGGGCATGACCAACCGGGATATGCAGGACTACATGGAGACGGTGCCGTACAAAGGCTCCAACATGTGGGACAAGTTTGTCACCCTTATCCGTGACATTTTGGGGTTGTCTGCCAAGGCAGACACGGCGCTGTCCGAACTGCTACGCATTGGCGGGGCCCTCACTGGGTTGAAAGGCGCTGAGTTGGGCGACGCCGCCAAAGCATCAGGTAAACAGTTCTCCCTGGCTCCCGGAACCGAAGCCTTGGTGGATGCCATGGGCCCACTGGACGGGCCGGAGCGGTCTGGGCTGACCAACCTTATCAACGGGTTTAAACAGCAAGGTGTCGAGCCAAACCTGGGTACCAAATTCCGCACGCAGACGGCAGACATTGCTGCCACCATCGAGAGCCGCATCTCCCAGCGGTTCAACGGCGCAGTGCGCGACGCGTTGGGCAAACTCAACCCCATGGGGCTGTACCGGCAGGCACAGGACTACACCAAGATGCTGCTGTCCTACTTGCAGCGCGGCGGCTTTGTGAAAGACCCGACCACAGGTTTGTGGGTTGTGAGCGATGTATCCGGGGTACGCCCACCTGCGGATATCTACAAGATGATTGGCGACTGGGGCAAGCGCAACGGCTACTCGCAGGAGAAGGCCACGCAGTACGCCAGTCGCGTCCTAGAGGCAGTGCGTTTGGACCAACTGCTTAAAGCAGACCCAGACTTCCCCAGCCACATGGACCCGCAGACCAGGGCCGCGCTTGTGGCCGAGTACAACGCAGACCCCGACTTCAAAGCCATGAACAAACTCATGGACGAGGCGCGTATCGCCATGGTGGACAACTTGGTTGCCGTGGGCAGGCTCTCCCCTGAGAAGGGCAAGGAGTGGAAGGACGTGGTTGGGTATGTGCCGTTCGACCGCATCGACGACTTTGCAGAAAAGTTCAGCAAGTCCAAGCGCACCACGGGGCGTTCTCCCCTAATGCTTACCAAAGACCCTGAGCTTCGCGGCTCCTTGTCCCGTCCGGTTGGCAACGTGTTCGACAACTACATGAACACCCTGGGTTGGATGGTCGGCCAGACGATCAATAACGATGCCCGCATCCAGACGCTGCGTACCCTGGAGGGTATGGGGCAAGCCAAGTTCCTGCATCGCAGCCCACAGGGCAAGGCAAACACTGCCAGCGCATACGTCGATGGGGAACTCAACTACTGGGAACTGCCCAGCAAGTACGACGTGCTGGCGTTCAAAGACCTCAACGCGCCCAAGGCGGCATGGTTGCAGAACCTGGGGGCCTTCTCCAATGTGCTGCGCACCACCGTGACGGCCATGCCCCCGTTTGCGCTCAAACAGTTAACAGACGATATTCAGCGTGCGATCGTTACCTCGGGGGTCAAGAGCCCTGGAGCGCTCCTGTACATGTCGCTGACCAATTTCCCCAAACTGGCATTTGCTGCAATGCGCGGCATCAAGCACCCGATTGAAAAAGAACTGGGGGCCATGGGTATTGCAGGCGCTTACGACTTTGTGCAAGGCAAACCTGCCGCATCTTTGCTGACTGAGTTGGGCTACAAACCACGCGGGTTTGTCAAAGAACTTTTGTCCAGACTCAACGAGTTCACCCAAGCATCTGATTTGGCGGTGCGCAAGGCCATCTACGACCAGACCCTTAAAGAAGGCGGGGACACGCTGCTGGCGCAAACCCGGGCCCGTGAGTTCATCAACTTCCGCCGCCGTGGGGCCAGCGACTTCATTGGGGCCATGGTCACCACCATCCCGTTCTTTAACGCCTACGTGCAGGGTATGGACGTGCTATACCGCGCCGCATCAGGTGCAGACTCAAGCTCCTCAGTGGGCCGGGCCGAGGCCCGCAAACTGTTCTGGAACCGGGCGGCAGTGGTCACTGCACTCAGCGCCATGTATGCCTTGGGTAAAGACGAGGAGGACGAAGAATACGCCGAGGCCGACCTGCGTACCCGCGACAGCAACTGGTTTGTCGGAGGCCAGAAAATATCTGTGCCGGGCGAACTGGGTGCAATCTTCAAGGTCATCCCTGAGCGTGTTGTGGAGTACTACAAGCGCCAGGGTACGCCTGAGGAGCAGGAAGCGTTTGAAGCAATGCGAACTGGTATGACGTACATCTTTGAGCAGTACGTTGGCCGGGTAACCCCCATACCGCAGGCAGTCAAGCCCTTGCTGGAGGCGTTCACCAACCACTCGTTCCTCACCGGGCGCGAACTGGAAGGTACCTACCAAAAGCAAATGCTGGCAAGCCAACGCCGGTCCGCCGGTACAAGCGAGTTGGCCATCCAACTGTCCGAGTTTGCCAAGAACACTGTGGGGGCAGAAGTGTCCCCCATCATGCTGGACAACGCCTTGCGCGGGTACTTCGGATCAACGGCGGCACTGGTTACTGCAACCACCGACAGCTTGCTCAACCCGACTCGGGTGGACCGCCCCCTGCACAAGTGGGCCCTGCTCAGCAACTACATGATCGACCCCGTGGGCACACGGCGCATCACTGAGTTCTACGAGGAGCGTGAGCGCGTTGGGAAGTTGCAGAATACCCTCAACAACTTGGCAAAGACCGACATGGCGGCGGCTGAAAAGTTTGCGGCTGAGCACGAGCAAGCCCTGGCGCTTAACCCGTACATCAACGCCACCCTGGAGCAACTTGAGAAAACCCGGGCCTACCGCAAGTTCCTCAACAGCCCTGATGGGGCCCAGGAGATGTCCAAGGAAGACCGGGCCCGGGAACTTGAGGAAGTCCGCAAGATCGAGGTGGACTTGACCCGCTGGTTGCGCGAAGCCAAGACTGAGATTCGCAAGCAGTATCCTAAGTGATACGCCAGACCCGTACCCCATACCGCCCGTACTCACACCGGGCGCGTAGCTCCACTTCATAGCCAAGTGACCGCAGAGCGGGGCCCAGAGAAAGCCTTACCTGCCTGGGGGTCGCAGTGGTGGGCAAGAAGAACGATGCGCCCACGTCCAGCTTGTCCCAGTACACGAAGTACTCAATGCCGTGGACGACTATGACACGCGGGTCAGACTGCGGGGTCAGCGAATGCGGTTTCATTTAATCCTATGGCCTCACCGTCAAAACAGTAACACCGCACGTTGAGCCCGGACAGCCCGCCGATCGCTCCCGCGCCAATGCGCTTGGTGGCGGCAAGGCCGTTGTTCTTGATGATTCCAGCCTTGGTCAGATTCCGCACGGCATCGCGCACGTCCACCTGACGCTTGGCGAAGAAGGCCCGGAACTCCTGGGCGGTGATGAACAACTCTTTGGTGTCTGGCTCATACCGCTGGCGCAGTGGGCCCTTGGGGTTGGAGATCGGCGCGGGGGGCACGGCACCTTTGACATGGCTGTTGATGACCAGGGCGTTGTTAACGTTCTCGTTAATGAATGCAGATAGCGTCTCTTGGGCAACCAGCAAGGGGCTGCCAATGCTGCTGATCTGGGCGTCCCTGTTGATGCCGACTACCGCCAGGGCGTATTTGTACACCCGCGAAATATCAATGCTGTGGAGCCCGCAGCGATCGGCAATGATGGCCCCCACAAACGCACACGCCAAGATGCAGGAATAGAACCGGTCGGTTTGGTTCAGCACCAGCCGGTCATCAATCTTCTTTTGCATCTCCAACAGCATGGTCTTGACTTCCTCCATGTTGTTCAAAACGTACTGTATGAAGATTGGTCCTGCTATGCCGTAGTGCTCACCCAACGTGCTGAAGACTTCGTCAATGTCCGATTTGGTCACGTCCTGCAACGTGGGTACATCAACCTCCAAGACGCGCTTGAGTTCGCCGTCCGATGTGCTTTTGAACTGCCCGAGTCTGTCAATGAGGGACGCATTGGCCGAAGTGATAGTGATGTTGCCCCAAGATGTATTGTTGACCCGCATCTTGTTTGCTGATGCCTCCATGCGGTGCCGGGCCCGGCCTGTGGTCACCCCGTATGCGGTATCCGACAACTCCTCATCGGTTGTGTTGGTGATCTCGTCCATGGTAAATGCAATGCTGTTAAGCATGCCGATGCGGTGCATCTTGGAAGCGTAGGTGTCATCCTTTGTCATTAACAACTCAGTGGGGTTGCCGAAGATTGAATTGACCACCAACTGCGCCGTAGTTTTGCCTGAACCGGATGCGTTGGACTTGAGGTGTACCAGCGCTCCCTTGACTACTGTGCCCCCAATAAATTTAAGCAGGGGTGAACCAAACCCAAAGAACAAAGCCAGTGCATGAGGCTCCAGCCCAGGGCGGTTGTAGAAGTCCACAACTTTTTTCCACCCATCCAGGTTGCCGCGCGGTATGAACGCTGGGGCCAGTTGCCGGGTTCCGCTTGAGGGCGGGGCCAGCTTGTTGCCTGCGGCTGAGTACTCCACTTCCCCAACCACGAACCCCTGCATGTCTGGAGTCCAACCCATCTGGCTGCGGGTCTTGTTTGCTGAGAACTGCGCTTGCAGTTTGCGTATGCTTGTCGAGAAGTAGGCCATGATCGGGTCCAGTTGTTTTCCATATGCCATTACGCCATTTTTAATCACGGTGTCCCGCATCTTGTCTTTGGAGAACAAGTCGGCCACCGGGGCGTAGAACCGGCGGATACCATCGCGTTGCATGTGCAAGTCAATGCTGACCATTTCACCCAGGCCATCTCCAAACTCCTCGGAGTCAAAGAACCGCCCTGTTATATACAGGTCGCGGGAGTAAACTTCAATCTCAACCTCCTCACCGGATTCGGTTTTGACGCGCTTGAACACACCGCCCTTGGGCCCCCGGAAGAATGGGTAGGGGTATGGCGGTATCTCCACTGTGATGCGTGGGCCCTGGCCCTCGTCCGCATCCCCATACGAAGTCTCCACAACAAACGCCTGTGAGGCAGGGGGCGCACTGGGCACTGCAACCGTCACTGCGGCGGTCTCGGCGGGCATCTCCACGCGCTTGCCGACCAATATGGGGCTGGATATCCGCTGAGTACATCCGGCACACCCTGCCGAATAGTTGATGCGGTACCAATCGCAGGTGTATGGTCCCTTGGTCTCCGCCGCCTTGGCCTCGGTGGAGTGGGCGCTGTACCCTGGGTGGCCTTTGGATAACTTGTGGATAGCCTGTTGACCGTCCTCACACCGCACAGCGACCGACAGCGCGGCCCGCCATAGGGGTTCCTCAAGCGTTGCCACCTCGGTGATGGCCTTGGCCATCTGGGCGCACCCATTGCCTGACAAGCTGCGCTGGACAATCCTCAGGAAGTCACAGGTGGGGTAGTCCCCCACGGCCAGATTGCGGGTCGCCTCGTCCATGCCGAACTGCTTGGCGGCAGTCAGGTCAACCGGAGCGGGGGGCAGGCACTTCTCAATATCTTCAACAGCAACCGGCAGGCCAGCATTCACGATGCGCACCGGGCGCGGCGTAGCTTCCTTATAGTTGTTTGTCCCAGGCACTCGCAGGATGCGGGCGGCATCCGCAGTCACCGCTGGGTCGGCATGTAGGTTGTTCTCACGGCACAGGGTCTTGAGGCGCTTGGCCATGCCCAGCCATTTGTCAGCTTCCAGGTCTTCAAGCAAGGGCCAGTACACATGGACACCGCCGCCAGAAAACACAATCGTGGGCTCGGGCATACCCGTAGTCCGCACGAAGATACCCAGTTCGCTGCAAGCCTGGGCCGAGTCGTTGTACGGCTTGCCAGTGCCGCAATCCAAGTCGAGAAAAAAAGCACGTAGGTAGGCTGCGTTCTCTGCCTTGCGCCCCAACGCGGGGTCGGCAAAGCTTGCGAGTGCGTAGTAGGCATCAACGCCCCGGGCATCCAGCCCAACCGCAACCGCATCAATATCCGCAACAGTGTCGTGAAACGACTGCTTTACCAGCTTGCTTTTAATCCCAACCGCACAGTAGGTGCCCTGAGCGGGCAACACGGAGTCGAGAAAATTGTTCACATGTCCTCACGGCTCAACCACGCCGAAGCGCTTTGGCTTCGTAGCGTTTTGAAAGTTTCCTGATTGCCTCAATGTGTCGGGCCCGTGGGGTCGCTTTACCTGTGAACCAGTTATACACAGTTGCGCGGGTGACACCAAGCCGCAAGGCGATGGATGCGATCGGCAATTCCCGGTCGATACAAAGCCTTGCGAACTGGATGACGGGCAGAGTTTGATCTGCCCCCTCCACTTTACGGACAAAGAGGGTGGTGTACCCCCTTGTGACTTCAGTCATCCGTACCCCAGTCGGCAAGCACAGAGGCTACGTCTTTGGGGGGAGGTGGAGGCGCATCAGCGGCTTTCTTGCTGGCGCGTTTGACAGGCTCAGTCGTGGCGGCTGGGGCCTCGGTGGGCACAGGTGCTTGCTGGAATGCTTCGGGCAGGGCGAGGGGGGTACCCGTCTCTGCTCTTGACGGAACCATCTTGAACTCAGTGGCCATCTTGGCGTCATCGGTCAGGCTTTGGGCCTTGGCGATTTCCCATTCGTCCTGGGTCAGCGGGCGCACGGCGCGGAACTTCAACACAGGCACAGCCTCTGAGGTGTCAAAGCGGGCCTCAGTCACCAAGCCAGTGATTGGGATGCCGTGACCAGCCAGGAACTTGCCGTAGGCTTGCAGGGGCATCTTCTCGCCATCGGCCTTACCAAAATAAGACTTGGCGGGCACCGACAGGCGGTACACATTGCCGCTGATATCGTTCTCCACGGTCACAGCCAAACGCTTGCTGAATCGGCATGCGCGAGACTTGCCTTCGCCAGAGCCCTCAATGTTTTGGGGGCAGGTAGCGCACGAAGAACTCTTTGGTTCGGGGACTTCGGCGTTGGGTACCACGCCTTCCGCTGACCAGCAAGCGGGCTTGGCATCCTTGCCTTCCTCGTACTTGCCATCGTAGAAGGTGCGGGTGATGCCCTTGCCGCTGGCAACCACCACGAAGTTCATGGCGCGGTCTTCGTTTTTGGCAACTTCTTCGCCGCCTACGACCATACGCCACACGCCTCCTTTGATGGAGATTTGTTTGCCGCCAGAGCTACCAGCAATGTCTTTGGTAGTCGCATCAGGGGCGTTGCGCAGATAGTCGGGGATGACGGAGCCAGATTTGAAGAGAGAGATGTTACTCATTTGATTTCCTTTGGTTGATTAACGTGCACGACGAACGGTGACCGAATACTTTGAATCCACATTCATGCCGGTTGGCAGTTTGTCAGGGTTGGCTTGCAAAAATTCTTTGAAGTTACCCTGGTGAATGCGGCGCTCAAGCAACTCGGGCGCACTGTGCTCTTTGATAAGCCGATAAACGCTGTCCCAATCGGACGGCCAATACCGGGTTTTGACAGATCGCCGAAACGACCCATACTGTGTGGAACCACCGTCTTGACCGGTGGTCTTGCAAATTTCCAAGAGTTCTGCCTCTATGAGTTCAAGCTGCGCTTCAAGGGCGGCAACTTCCTCTTCCATTTGTTTTTGTTTGATGTCTTTGGCATCGCGTATTTTTATATACACCTTTACCAGTTGGTTTGCGTCCATGTGATTCCTTTGATTTGCGTTGAATGGTGTGGGGAGTTGACTTCACATAAAGCAGTGTGTATCAACACAAAAAGTGCAAACGACGGCGCTAACCCATCGTATCAACCCCCCACGAAATAAATTATACAGTGTCAAATTACGCTGTCAAGCGATTTCTTGTTTGTATAACTCAACAAGGTCCAAGTGCATGTCAATCTTGCTCTGGAGCATGATGTACATCCTGCGCTCGACCGGACTCCCTTGCAGGTGAGTGACGGTTACCTTGTTGGTTTGGCCCGCCCGGTGTGCCCGGGAGTTGGCTTGCATGTAGATTTCTGTTGATGCTACAGGACCCCACCAGACAACTTGGTCTGCGCGGGTTAGGGTAATCCCGTGGGCTGTCGCTTGAGGTATCAGGAGTAACACCCGGGGGTCATCTTCGGTCTGAAACCTTTTGATTATTTCGCCGCGCTTGGATGCTGGTATGTCGCCGTGTATGGACTCAGTTGTGATGGACCGCTTGGCGAGTTCGTCCTCCAGCATATTGAGCGAGTGCCGGAATGGTATGAAGACAATTACCTTGTTGGAGGTCTCGTCAATCACATCCAGCAGTGCATTGAGCCTGTTGCTCACATCGAACTCAACCACGTCTCTATTGTCCGTATAGGCCGCGCCTTGGGAGATTTGCAGTAACTTGTTGAGCAGCGCCGCCGCATTGGGTGCGGTGATTTCTTCGCCTGCGGCAACCATCATCATTTGCTTGCGGATGGCATCGTAGTACTTCTGCTGTTGTGCGGTGAGCGGTATCTCCCGGGTGGTGAACAGCATGTCGGGCAAGTCCAGGCATTCTTCTTTGGTGAAGCGTATCGCTGGCTGCAATACCTTGTGCACTGTGTCGCGGGCATCGTGTTTGGGGGCCCACTTGTACTGCGTGATCTTGTTCATCACCTTGTCGCGGAATGACCCAAAGAACAGCGGCACTGAACTGGGGTTGACCAGCTTGGCCAGACCATACGCATCCACGGGGGACTGCGCCGCAGGGGTACCCGTCATCAGCCACAGCCGCGTGTTGGCCTTGACAAGACTTGCAAGCATCTTCCAGCGATCGGTCTGCACGCTCTTGATGGCGTTGGCCTCGTCCACAATAATCAAGTCAAAGCCGCCGTTCCTAAGTTCTTCTGCAACAACCTTCACGCCATCAAAGTTGATGATTACAAACTCGTAGTCGCCGTTTACGATTGCCTGTCGTTGCTTTTTGGTGCCCTGGGCGATCGCCACTGTGCGGTGCATCACCGTGCGGAATAAGTCAGCCCGCCATGCTGTCTCCATGATTGACACTGGGCACACCACCAACACTCGATTGACCCGGCCATGGGTTATCAAATAGTCCGCTGCCCATGCCGCCGCACTGGTCTTGCCTGTGCCTGCCTCGTTGAACACAAAGCATCTCGGATGCAAAGTGAGGAAGTCGGCAGTCGTTCGTTGGTGCTCGAACGGCACATACACCCCAGGCCAGTTGTACCGCCCGAGGATGGGGCTTGGCGCGTCTTTGATGCCCAGGTTGCGTAGCAGTTGTACCTCGTCAAAGTCCCAGTTGACGAGTACCTGGGATTCCCCATCTTGCTCGGACATGACCTTGCTTTTGGGGATAAGTGCCGTTATTTGAGCGGCATTGCGCGTATTAAACAGGAGCGCCCTGTCTTGGATGATTTGCATAGCGTTGATTTGTGTGACAAAAAGAGCCGGGTAGAGTGAACTACCCGGCAAAACTAGAGGAGAACGATAGCCCAACGATTGCTCGTCAGGCCCCGAAATGGTAGCTTACTTCTTCCTTTCGCGTTTAGAAGTTTCAGAC